CTCGATTTACAAGATGGAGATCCTGTTAAACTCCCTTGGCTATGATCTGGACGCGATAAGAAAATCTAAATAATGGAAAAAATAAGATCCAGAAGGGAGAACGATTTCTATCCCACGCCGCATTCTATTTGCGAGGCCATGTTCCAGCATATTTCATGGCCGGAGAAGAAAGTATGGGAGCCCTGTGCGGGGGATGGGCGGATGGTTCAGGCGTTAGAGGATAGAGGCTACGAGGTAATTGCGGGGGATATTGAGACGGGACAGGATTTTTTCTCGTATGAAACAGCGTTATCTACCGTGCTATGTACCAACCCGCCCTTTAAACACATTAGAGAATTTATACCACACGCATTCAGGATTGGAGTGATCCGCATGATGTTGGTGTGTAATGAGCGTCTATGGGCCAGTGGTATTGGCCTTAAACAATTTACAGAACACCGTCCCAGCCGATTTGTTAATCTCTCATGGCGTGAAGATTATCTGAATAAAGGTCGGCCTGATAGAAGTCTGGCAATAGCTATATGGGATAGTCCATGTGCAGAACAATGCGAGTACCAGGTATGGAAAAAGCCTCCAGGGTAATCAGGGAAGTGACCACATGCTGGACACTTTCCGTCAACCTTTTCCTCCCCACAGTACAAACAGAACATTATCCCTGGCCACGCTTCTTCTTTCTAGAACCACGCCACGCGGACTTTGGCCCAAGTTTCTTACGGTGATTGAAAGGCCGTGCTCTGGAACGGCGCCGGGTTCTATTCGTCATTGTTTTTCATGAACAATAATGCAAGCTCCACATCACGCCGACTTTTTCTTGTCAGCACATCAAAAGGAAAGCAGTTTCTATCTGCAAAGGAAACTTCGTCACTAATTTGGTAACTGGCGAATGTTCGTATGTACCTCTCTCCATCTTCCTCAAAATCGTCAAATAAGTATCCCTCCGTGACCATAGCCGGGCAACGTAGATCCCGAGACTCGCCCAGAGTACCAAAGGAGCCATCCCCAATAATGTCCTTCCACTCAATAACAATTCGTGGATAACGAACCCCAAAAATTTCTTTCCATTCCATGGCGTACTCCAATCTCCCTTTGTTAGCCCTTCTTCACTTTGTTCGTTATGGCTTCTTCGAGAACAGGTAGCAGACGTATCCCGCAGAACCCAATAACGAAGGCAATTGCTGGACCCCAAGTCATGTCAAGTTCCCAATGCTTCATTACCGGAGGAATAAAAAACTCCGCAGCCACCCAGCCTACAAAGATAGCCAGTAAAAGATCCCGCCAACTGATAGATTTCTTAACTGCCCAGTTGGCCAGACCGCCAACGCCTGACGCTCCTATGCAGCAGAACTTCGCACCAAATGTCATAATCAACCATTCCATTATCTCACCCGTCTAAAATGTTTTTAAGATTAAATAGGTCATGTCTCCTGTACGCCCTCTTCCCCTTCTTGGGTTGCACCTTCCTCTGCTGGAACATTTTCCAGTGCAGCAGAGCGGCTGTCGGAGATCTCCTTTTTGATGGCTTCAATTTCTTCATTCATTAACGCAATGGAACGTGCCACGATGGACACTCCACCCTCTACTCTGTCCGTATGTAAGCTATGCAATAACTGATCCATTGGTAAGCCATATTGGAGCGCCAGCGAAAGAACCACGGACGCATCATCCAAAAGTATGTCCATATCGCTCCCGATCTTGGAGCCCCTTATAAATACCTCACGGACGGTCATGTCGGAAAGGTCTATTCCGAAGGAGACATAGTATGTGTCGGTTAGTGTCTCAAGCTTGCGGGTCACCGTGGGTCTTCGGTTCTCCAGTTTCTGCCGCATGGATGGCTTCTCCTATAGATTTTCCACATACCTCATGGCTTTTGGCCTGGACGAAAACCTCATGTTGGTGAACCCCTTCCTGGGTACTCCGTTCTGATCCTGATCAACAGGAACAATCTCCCATCCCTGGGTTCCCCGCCGCCCAATCGTTATATAGTTTTCGCAAGGAGTGATCTCCCATTCCCCGTAAGAGATATTTCTCTCAGTGTGGGGAACGGATTTCCACTTCATCCAGACATGCCTGTCAGAATTCCGGCGATCAATGATCCCAAGGCAATCAGTGCAAAATATTCCCAGCCCATTCTTCTCTCCCAGTGTTTGCTGTTGCGGATCTTAGTCCATACTTTTTTAATCATAACGGCCTTTCTCCCAAAAATAAGGGGCAATCTCAAGCCCTTCGTGGATAACTGTCCGTACAATTACCCACCAGGAGCCTGAGAATTACCCTTAATTAATGCGGCCTATCTTGAGGCCATCTATGGTTGCGCGTTTAAAATCCCAGAGCGATAAAGCACGTACATCTCCCCGCACATTAGGGGCATCCACCTTGACGCTCTCCAGAACATTCCTTTTCTTCATGGAGCGGCAGAGGCCACCGATATAGCTTCTGGCTCCCGATGGGTTGTCCTTAAAAGGCACATCTACGATCTTAGCCAATTGGGCCGTGGTCAACGCGCCCTCAAGTTTAAGAGCCGCTTCAACTTGAGGCCAGACATGGTTTCGCTTTTCCTGTGCCTTTGGTTGTTGGTGAATACCAGCCTTTGGTGCAGAGTTCTGACGGTGACCTTGTAGCACACTCATAGCCTTGAACACAGCGGACGGCACCACGCTCGTCGATCCGTCTTCTTCCACAAGAATATAATCCCCCTTCAGCGCCCGTAGCGCCTTGGTCACAGGGATGGCGGTCACGTTCTTCAAAGATAAATTAATCTTTTGCATTGGTACTTCCTTCCTTTTATTTACAGGGCCATTCGTCGGCAGATTGCTTCGGAACTTCCCCTTGGCTATCGCAATAGCTACAGTCGATTGCGGTATTTCCTTCGTCGCGCACGTACCCATTTCCGTGGCACTTGGGACAAGTTACCCTATCCATAGTTATCTCCCTTGTAAGTAATCTTCGGATTATCTCTGCTTTACCTGTCTTTAGCGCAGAGGATTGCTCGGTTAAAAAGTCATCGAGGTCTTTTGGGAGGCCCACGCTCAAACGGCGATGTACGGTATGCCCCCCAAACCTTCCTCTCTGTGAACCATCAAATCGGTTATGGATTTCTTTTCCTTTAACGCTGCTTCTAGACATGGTTCCTCTTCATTATTGTTTTCCAGAAGATCCCAGCCTTGCGGTCATCTGTCTGGATAAGCCACTTCCACGGGTGATCACGAAATCCCACCCACTCTTCGTCACTCTCAAAAGCATCCTCAACTTCATGACGGTCGATGCTGTTTACCAACCGCAACATACTGCGGAATACTGGTAAGGAAAGTTGGTTACTAGACATTATGAAAGCTTCTCCTCTACGTCGCGGAGAACTTGTAATAAAGAATAGTCTTCTTTCTCAAACGCATTCTTATAACCAATGAACTTTGACGACTTTAACGCATAGTCTTTCTCTTCTTCCAGATCGCAAATGCGTTGCTGGATCATGGAAACGATAACCTCTTTCTCTTCTGAGGTAAGACCCTCTTGGAAACTGATCAGGGGAGACTTGGTATCTTCACGCACTTCCCACTGAACGTGCTTCCCGTGATGGTGTTGAACTTCCTTGAAGGTCAAACTTCCCTTGGTCTGCAAACCTACAATGTCATCGTTTTTGTCGCATCGTGCCAAAGTCCAATGCCCTTGGACCAAGGGTCCAAAACAGGAAGTGCCATCAAAGGTCAGGAGAAGATAGCCGCCCTCTTCCAGCTTGAAGTCTCTTCTCCAAGCTTCGCAACCATCCCCAGTGTTGATGTGGTAGTAACCATGGCTATTGGCCCACTCCTCGATGTGGGGAAAGTCGTTCTTGTATACATCGTGATTTGACATGACTTTTTCCTCTCTTAGTTCTACTTTCTTTAAGAATAGTAGCAAAAAGGGGGGATGGGGTCAATCATCCTATTGCAGGTAACTATGACGGCACATAGCCTCCAGGACAAACTGTACAGACAGGAAGGGGAGCAAAACGAGATACTGATACAGTGGGACAAGCAGTTTGGCCTGAAAGTCAAGGCTACCGGTAAAAGGTTCGATGACCGCCCGGTATATAGCAGCGATTTGAAAAAAAAGAATTTAAAAACGAAAAAAATGTGAAAAAAAGTGCGACAAGTGGGACGAACAGTGGAAAATGGATAAAAAACCCCGGAACACGGCCAAATATCCTCGTCCCACATTTCATGATTCTCGTCCCACACCGTCCCAAAAAGACTGATACCGTCCCAGATATCTCTAGCCGTAGGGTATTTTGAATTCTGTAAAAATAAAATATACTATGAATTTGCTGCTATATAGGAGCGGAGATGAAAAGAAGAATAGAACGAAGAGCAGAAGAAATAGAAGAGTCGCATGGCCGGAAGTTGACAAACCGGCAAAAGGAGTTCTCTCGGCACTTTGTGGATGGTACGCACTCCAATGCGGAATGCGCTCGATTGGCCGGCTATGCTGATACAAATGGGGTTGCCAAGATCCAGGCTCATAAACTTTTGGACGCAAGCACCTTCCCGCATGTAGCCGAGTACATAACAGAACTAAGAGAAGAGAAAGAGAGGAAGTATGGAGTTACTCTTATGGGTCAGCTTAAGAGGCTTCGAGACTTATCTGTAAATGCGGAAGAGGCTGGTCATTTTTCTGCTGCCATAAATGCAGAGAAGACACGTTCCGCACTGGGTGGGTTGACAACAGATAGGCGAGAGACAAGTCATTTTCACGCTATTGAAAACATGAGCCGTGAAGAAATAGAAGGTAGACTTGTTGAGCTTCGCAAGACACACCCGACAGCATTTATTGATGCAGACTACAAGGTGATAGATGGCGCAGAAAGCGGAGACACTCCTGTGGAATCGTCTGAAGGCAAAGATACCAAAGCACTGGAACACCACACGGATTGAAAACCGCTATGGCGGCGGGATACCAGACGTTCATGTGTGTGCAGAAGGTAGTGCGTTCTGGGTAGAGCTCAAAATAACCAAAGGTAACCGGATAAATATATCCTCGCACCAAGTTGCGTGGAATTACGCCTATTATAAATCGGGAGGCGTTAGTTTCTTCTTAGTCCACCCCCTCTCTTCCCCCAACCTATATTTGTTTGGGGGGGACCAAGGTCGGGGGTTAGTGATGCATGGGCTGTCGGGAGTCGGGTCGGGGTCGGGGGTTCCATGCCTCTGGTCGGGGTCGGATTGGTCGGGGCTCCTGGATCGGATGCTCGATATCAGTCGGGTCGGGATTAGTGGGCAAGTAAACGCCGGCGATAGGTCGGGTCGGGTCGGGGTCAGTCGGGTCGGGTCTGGGGACAGTGGTTCGGGGACCGGGGACGATGGGGGATCGGTACCATGGCCGGGGCCTGGGGTATAAAAAAGCTCCCACCCCGGCATGTCAGCAGGGTGGGAGCTCCTGGGCGGGGAAGAGGTCAAAAAACCCCGCCACGCCGGCGCCTAAAGTAGCAGTCAACAACCCGGCGCCGGAAGCTGTATCGAGTAGGTACTATAACCCAAGTCTACGTTTAGCTGGTCCGTGACTAATGAACCCAACAATAACTTTCCGATTTTGTTTTTGACACAACCCGCAGTCTTTGCAGTTTGTGTCTTTGTATTGTGCTGGACAAACTCGAACAGCTCTACCTTGTGGCGTGTCCGCTTTTGTTCCTTTAAAATCATAGGGCAGCGTAACACACACAGGGCCAACTTCAAAGTCTGCCAGCTTGTCAGCGTGGTCTAAATTGTCAGCGGACAGATTGACCGTAAACCCATTCTCGTTAGCCCACTTAATCTGTGTACGCTGTTTTGCGTAGCTGTGTTTGTGCGAGTAGGTAAACCCACGCTTGCCACGATTACTTCTTACCAACTGGCGCAACTTTGGTTTGTCTATCAACTCTCCATCGCCAGGTAGATCGCCAGCTTGGTTGTGCCGCCATAAATCATTCGCCGGCAGCGCGGCTATTTTATGCATGGCATCCGTCCAACTGTCCTGGAAGTCGCTTACTTCCCGCCACCGTTGTGCTGTCGGTCCATAGTTCGCGTAGCAGGGCCCGAGTTTCTTTACTCCATCCACAACAACAAACTTAAGCGGACAACTGGGAGGACAACTTTTTTCTTCCGTAGTCGTGACCGCTATTGGTCCCGTTTTGCTATTACGGGATTTAGCAACAAACCTAATTTCCATGACCCACCTCTATGATTGTTGACTGTTGATGCATTAGATCATGATTTTACATTCGGGTCAAGTCGGGTCGGGATAAAAAAACCCCGACTGCGAGGAGGGGATACAGCCGGGGTCAAAGTGACCCGGTTACTTAGTGGATGATATAACCGGGTCGGGGAGGAAGCCCCGAGGTTAGTCGGGCCTCCTTTCCTGGTCAAGTCGGGTTAGAGTTCTCCTAAGTCG